TAAAAAAACAATCATTTAAAAAAGATTTAACTGAAATAAAGCGGCCAACTTACTTAATGTAAGACCGCTAAATATATTTGGAGGTTTTAATGCCTAAAGAAGAGAAGGGTGAATCGGCCGAAGATGTAAACGCTGAAAAGCTAGATACATCCAAAGACGAACCCCAATCTAAAGAAGAGGTTGGTGAAAAGCCCCCCGAAATACCCGATGAATATAAGGGGAAAAGCCCAACCGACCTAATTAAGATGGTAACTGATGCCCAAAAAGAATTGGGTAGTAGAGCGAAGCACATCGGAGATTTGGAAAATAATCTTGCATTTTCTAAACAGTTACGAGAACTGGAATTGCAGAGAGCTAGGGAATCTGGTAGCCAAGCTGCCCAACAGCCACAAGAGCCGAAGGTAGATTGGAATTTTGAAAAGCCAGTAGAGTCCGTTGAGCAGATTATTGACAAAAGGCTTAACGCACGGGAAAGGACGGCACAACAGTATAATGTACAACGTGTGCGAGAAGAAGCACAGTCAAATTATGCTGAAGGTCGCAGAACATCTATGAAACGAAATCCCGCATTGTACGAGGGTATTGAACGTGAAGTTGAGGATGCCGTATATGAAGGTTATCAGAGAGGGCACGCCAAACTTCACGAATTAAGAAGCCCGGATGCTTGGGATATAGTTGCGAAGATGATTCATCTGCGAGATAATAGAATTGACCGACTTCAACCCGCTGCTATACAGGCTGTCGAGACTGTCGGCGGTGAACTCCCAACTCCTGCAAGACCTGGAACAACTGAGAAACCATTCACTGGGTTAGACTACACTGATGAGGAAGTCCAGAAAATGGTGAAACAGTATGGGTTGACTAAAGAGGAAGCAGAAGAAATTGTGAAGGGAGAACAAGAAGCTATTGCCAGAGGAGAGAAAAGATAATGTATCTATCAGATATTAAAATCGTTGATTTAAGATTTTCAAAATGGGATAAAGAAAAGTCTGACCCCCAAGATGGTAATTATGACTTTACTGAAAAAGTCTATATTAACATGTATGGGGGTAAGGAGGTTCGTCCACCTTGGTTTTTTACCTGGTGTAGATACGAAAAAGCAAACGGCTATCAAGAGTTCAGAGACTGGAAGTATGATGGATATTCTGCGGTGAATGTTGACGAAGATGAATATTGGCCTGAACCATTAGCCCCGAATAATGACGGGAACTACGTGTTCAAGGATGTCATTTGTGTCAAAAGACCGCTTATAGATGAACTGAAATACAGGCTGGAAAAGCAATCTAGGAATACAAGTGCTCGGTCTAAAGTAGAGGCTTTTCAAGAAGAAATGAAGAGAAAGGGTGCGGGCATTCCAGATTCCATGATCGAAGAATTAATAGGCAAATAGCACTTCCTGAAAGTTTTCTCTACTGAATCGTTAATCCAAGAAAAATTAATGGAGAAAACTAAAAATGGCTAGACAACAAGATTTAAGCGTTGTGTTATATGATGGTGTTTCTGCGCCTACGATTGAGGTTCAAGAAGGTGCTACTTCAGCTAGTTACGTAATTGGTGATTTAGTGAAGATGGATAATGCTGGGCGAATAATACTTGCAACTAACGGTATTATTGCTGGAATCGCATGTATGGATTACACTGGCTCTGTTGGCTCTGCGGGTGATACACAGTTTATGGAACTTATTAACCTCAATGCTCTTTATCTAATCACTACTGCTTCTGCGACTGCTACTGCCCAAGCTCATATTGGTGAGGTTTCCGACCTCAACTTTACTGCTGGTGCTCATTACGTGGCTACCCCTACTGGTGCGGCTGGTGAAGTTTATATTGTCGGAATTTACCCTGGTGACCTTGCTGTTCAGGGTGGAAGGTTGATTGTTCGATTTAATGCTAGCGACATTACGGAAATAGGAGATTAATGATGGCTACGATAAGATTACCCTTTGACACAACTACTAATAAAGACCTACTTAAAACTGGGTCGCTACGGAAAATCTTTGATAACACTATTCATGAAGTAACTTCGGAATACCCCGTTCTCTTCAATGACGTTAAGACTTCTGACTATGAGGTTAGAGACCTCAGAAAAGCTGGTCTTGAAGAGGCAGTAGAGATTGTTGAGGGTCAGAATATTCCCGTTTCAGCTCCTGCGCTAGATATCGTAAAAGAATATAGACAGCGAGAGTTTGGATGCGGCTTTAGAATGACTTTTAAGTATGATTACTTTAATAAATATGGTGAGTGGAAAAGATATGTCGCTGATATGGCTAGACTTCAAAAGTACATCAAGGAAACAGAGGCTGCTTCGATTCTGATTTCACCTACAAGCACTACCTTGGCTGGTGGAGTTGGTTTTGATACTAAGTGCCTTGCTGCAACTGATCATTCATTGCTTAATGCTGCTGCTACGGAATATAGCAACTATGCTAGTGCTGCTGCCTTGAGTATTGCTGCTATTCAAGCGGCAAGATATTATTTTGCTACATTGAAAAATGATATGGGCAGATGGATGGGTGCAGTACCTACGGTTCTTTATTTTGAGCCTACTCTTTATTTCACTGCGAATGAAATATTCAAGAGTGATTTACTGGCTCATGAGCTGTCAAATACCAAGAATGTTCTACCTAACATGAAACTGAGACTCTTTGAGTATCATTATGTTACAGGAACAGGCGATTGGGGTATGGCTGCTCCACAAGACCCGAATTATGACCTTAATGTTATAACGGCGATGGAACCACGCATATTTATCAAAGACGCTCCCGATAACACTCAGGACAAGATTTGTACTTCGTTACAATACTTTGCAAATGGGTGGGGTGACGCAAGGCTCATGTATGTCGGAACTTGAGTATTTTCAACAACTTACATAAGCAAGAATATGTAAGCAAGACTTGACATAAAGTAGATTGTGCGTTACAATATAGACATTAATAATGGCTAATTTAAATCAAACTGGAACCAATAATCCTTATTGGAAAGGTGGAAAATCTATCTTCAAATGTGTTGAATGTGGAAAAGAATTTAAAGATTATCATCGAAAGTGGGCTGATAGGAAGTTTTGTTCGATTGAATGTGGGTATAAAAATAAAGAAAGAAGAACATCTGTGAACTGCAAACATTGTGGGGTTGAATTTGAAGTCTTTATTTATAACCTAAATAGAGGAAGGGGTAGATTCTGTTCAATGTCTTGTGCTAAACTTTTTGTGGCTGATGAAGTTAGTGAAAGATTTAAAGGTAAGCCAAAGAGTTTGGAACATCGAAGGAAACTTAGCGAGAGCAACAAGGAAACTAAGGCACCTTTACGGAAACAAGATAGAAATGTCTTGCGAGATATTAGGAAATCCTTCGAGATGAATGAATGGAGAAGATTGGTATTTAAACGAGATGATTATACCTGTCAACTCTGTGGTGTCCGTGGTGGAGATTTAAATGCGCACCATATTTTATCATTCGTTAATTTTCCCAAATACAGACTTGAGATTGATAATGGTATTACATATTGCGAAGAATGCCACGAGATACTTACTGGTATCTTAATGACGGGGGATATTTTCCAACTGTTGCCACAACTTAATGTCTAGGTTGTAGCGCACAATCCTACTTTTTAATTTGGGTAAGCTTAGTGCTTATCCACAACCTACTTTTCTTTATGGAAAGGATGGTGGAAAAGAAAAATAGGAGATTAAAATAAAATGGCTAAAATTACGAATACTTCGGGCTCGGCTAATATTTGGCTTGGCTCGCACAAAAACGCACGACAATCAATTCTTTATGTTCCTGGTGCCATAACTGCCGAAAAACCAGGATTACTCTTTTTAGAATCTACAGATGGCACAACTCCAGGCGGGTTATTTCTTTGGGCAGATCAGGCGAACAGCCTTAGATATCACACAAGTGTACCTTCAGACGAAGATGCAGATGGCACTGTTCTTGGTATGGCGACCGAATCTCAGGCTAATAGAGCATTAAACAACCTGCAAACTACATCTATCAACACTTCACTTATTTCTGATACAAATAATACAGATGCTTTGGGTAGTTCTTCACTTTACTGGGCAAGTGCATATACTGGCATACTTTATCTTTCTAGTACTGCATATCTTACAGGAAGTGCCAACACGGCTACCCTGACTGGTGATTTAGTTCTTACTGCTGGAAACATCACAGTTGCAAGTGATGATGGTTCCGTTAATGGATTAGTTGTTTCGAGGGATGATGCTTCAACGAGTGCACCTCTTGTTCAGTTTAACTGCGATAATACATCGGAAGATGATTCAGTTTTAGAGCTTCTTCAAGATGGAACTGGAGCCGTTATGTGCTTGGAGATTATGCACGATGGTGATGGAGCTGCAATAGACATTCAGGCTGGTGCTGCGAGGACAGGAAATGTTATTGATATAGCGATGGCTAATCAAGA